GGTCGATGGTCAGGCGGATCACCTCTACGTCCTGTCCGCATCGCCACGCCTTGCGGAGATCCTCCACGTCCTGACCGGTGCTGTTAAGCACCATATGATGGTGCAGCCGTCCACCGGGATAGCAGCCCTCTGTGATATATACATATCTGGTCTCCTCCCCCCGGCTCCGGCGCAGCGCGCGGAACCGGGAGAGGAAGGACCGCATCCGCCGGACTGCTGAATCCCGGCAATCCGGCAGGTGCTGGTCGTCATAGGTCATGGTGACAAACAGGTCCCCGGTGTCAAAATTTGCGGCAAGCACTCTTTCCAGCTTTTGGAATGATGTGCGGGCATTGAGCTTTTCTCGGGCGGCGGCGCTGGCCCGGAGCTTTTGGCCCCGGGTCCTGGCCGTCTCCCCGGCGGTTGGCGTGGTGTACACCACGGCACACACCAGCCGCCCCGCCCGGGTCTGCTTGAGCGTCTTACTCATCCGGGCCTCCGTCTATTTTTGCCCCACAATTTGGGCAAAACGCAAAGCTTAACTTATACATATCCATTAACTCGATATTTGGGAGAGCAGTCTTGTAACATGCACTACAATATAACCGATGCGGATATGCGTCGGACATCATCCACCGCCCATGCACCACCGGGGCCACATCGGCGGCATTACCAGCAGGCATAAGCGCTGGTGTACGCTCATTATAATCAGCCATCGCAAAAATCTCCTCTCATCTTATTTTCGGCGGGTCGGTACAGACGGAACACCTGCTTTTTGCGGGTGCCGCCGGTACCAGTCCAGGACAGGCATCGGCCCGTCTTTGCGATCTTGCGGCGCTGGCCCGTCCACAGCAGATAGTGGCAGGCCTTGCCCGGCCCCTTATACCCGGCTGTGGACAGTAACCGCCAGTATACGCAGTTGTCACACGTCCGCTTACGCTTATACGCCATGCTTGCGCCTCCTGTAATCGTCCGACTTGAGCTCAGGATATCGCCGCTCAAATGGGATCATCCGCTCGGCGTTGGTCCGCATAATCTCGGCCAGCTCTGCGTCCATGTGGGCCCGATACACGTCCTGTTCCGGGCCGGCTAACACGGCCCCGCTGTACTCGTTGTGTACCTGCGCCTGCAGCTCCGTGAGCTCCATAATGCGCTGATAGCCCAGCTGGAGCTTGTCATACCGGGCCAGGGCGATCTGCCAACAGTCCTGCTCAAACTGCCGGGTGCAGCGCTCCGCCACGCCCATGGCTGCGTCCCGTGCCCGCTGGAGGCGCTGGACAAAATTACTCATTTTATCGCCTCCAGCTCCAAAACGTACTCAGGGACAAGGCTCCAATTCCCAAGGCGCTCACGGCTCCATTGCGCAGAGTACAGCCACTCGTTTAACTCTATTTTTTTGCTCGTCAGGGCAGCATCCTCGATTGCGTTTTTTGCTGTATGGCTCTCAATGTATTGCTTTTGCTGATTAAATTGCGTAATCTCTCTCTGCACATCAACCGACCCACACAAATAAATCATACCAGAAAAGAAAGCCACAATACAGGATACACCAACAACAGCACAAAGAAACTCATCATACTGACCCGACAGCCAGAAGCCAATCACAGATAAGACAAAAATAATCACGGATACCACGCACACAATAATCCAGTTCAAAATATTATCCTCCTTTTTCCATGTTGATGGGCGTGCCAACGGTCCCGACGCTGCCTTCATTATCCGTTGCATGGAAATAATCTCCAGGCAACGGGAACGAAAATCGGAACATCAAATAGTTGGCCGCATCCAGCAGATGCTCCAGGTTGTGGTCCCGCTCAAACGCATCCAGGCACCGCAGCGCCGTCAGGTAGGCGTCCACACGCCCCTCGCCAAAATTTTTCGCCGCCGGGCCGTACTTGTGATGCGACACCTGGACCCGGTTACGCCTCAAGCGGTCAAACTCCTCGTTGTACTCAGACATCCTTAGTCCTCCCATAAAATTCCTCCAAATCATCCTGTGCCTTGTCAACAAAATCTGGACAATCCAAGCATTCGGGCAATGGGGCATCCGTCATACGGTCAAACATCCCGAGGCAGTAGATGCGGTCTTTCTCACCGTCGTTTCATTCATGGGATGAGCAGCCGCGCTTTACCGCCGCAGAACGGGCATGGTTTTAGGTAAAACATCCTTCATCGCCTCCAATGCTTTCTCCGTTTCCTTCGATGGGGGCGTTTAACCAAGCTAAGATGTCCGAGTAATCACCAGAAAAATTCAATTCATCTTCAAACCCAAGATTTTTGTACATTAACCTGCAAAATTCTTTTTGGCTGTCGTATAATAGTTTCGCTAACTGCTGATTTGTCGCGGCTCGTATACGGTCTGCATTGGTCAACGCTTTGTTAGACGGCAGCACCACCACGCGCCCGTCCTTATCGGCCTTAATCCATTCTTTAATCTTTTCAAGACCATTCTCATGTATCCATATTGCTAATTTTGCGGTTTCTCGCACAAGTTCAGGTGTCAGCCCCGTATCTTCATGGTCAGCGAGCCTGTTTGCCGCAGAAATATAATCATGGTCTTTTACACTGACACCATAAATTTCTTTTGGGTCTGCACAGTGTTGTTCTCTTCGTGTCAGTCTTTCCATTTCAGCCCTCCTCCTCGATCCGCATCCGCACCCGGCGCAGCAGCTCCGCAATGTTCCAGCTGCCAACATAGGCCCGGGGCACATAGTCCGCCACCCGGTCTCTCAGCGGCTCCATGCTGCCGCTGATGTCGATGACCGTGGACTGCGCAGACACCGCACCCAGCACCTCCTCGGTCACAGCGTCAGCGCTGTTGACGATGATATCCGCCCGGGCCACCCGATAGGCCATATCCAGAGCCGTGCTGCTGCACTGGTCAACCTCATGACCGTGCAGTGCCTCCGCCAGTCCCTGCACGGCGTGGCCCCGGCCAATGATGCACACCCGGCATATCAGCAGGCAGGCGATGCGCATCCGCACAACGTCAGCACAGCAGGACAGCCCCGTGTACTGGATGCAGTCCACGTCCTCCTTGACGGTCATGTACCACATCGGCCACCCGGCATCCGTATCGGCGACATAGGCCGCGCAACCGTGGGTGGGCCCAGCCACCCAGGCCGTCTTGATACCCTTCTCCGCCGCCCGGCGGGCCACCAGACGGAGGTATTTGCTATCCTCTGGGCCATACAGGCCCAAAATGTCGTTTGTCATTCCGTGTCCTCCTTCGTTGCCCTCTCGATTTCCAGGGCGATCATCCGCTGTGTCACAACGTCCCGCTCGGCCTGGGCATAATGCAGCTGGTCCGCTAGGGCTTCCAGTCGGTCTGCCGCCAGCTCAATAATCAGGTTGTTGCATCGGACGGTAGGCAGATTGTCGAGCTTATAAGCAGGGCAATCCTCGCATCTGCCGTCAAAGGTAGCGCAAATCTTCAACGACTTAATCAGTTCCTTATCGGTCATTTTACAATTCCCTCCACCTGGACCACGTCTGGGTACGCCACCGGCAGCACCACAAGCTGGGTGATCTTGTCGCCCCGGCGGAATTGTACCGCCCGTGGGCCGTGGTTATAGAGCTTGACCAGGATCGTGCCCGTGTAGCCCTCGTCGATCACGCCCTCGCTCACGATCCCGTGCTTGACATTCAGCCCGCTCTTGCTCTTGAGCATTCCGACCGTGTTCGGTGGCAGCTGGATATGTACCCCCGTGTTGACCACGGCCCCCACACCCGGCATCACCAGCACGTCGTGTGGCGTCCTCAGATCCAGCCCCGCATCGGTAGGGTGCGCCCGCTCCGGCAGATAGGCCATCGGGTCCAGTTTTACGTTCAGTTCCATTTTTGCCTCCTCAAAACGGCAGCGGCTCATCGTCGCCCATGTCCTCCATCGGAGCCTGGACAGGCGGCGGTAGCGTTGCCTCGTCTGCGTTCCCTTCGCTGGCCGGGGCCGCTTTGGCCCCGGCAAAATAGATATTATCGGCCACGATCTCGCAGGCCCGGCGCTTGCTGCCGTCGTTGGCGGTCCAGTCCCGCACCTGGAGACGGCCCTCCACAAGGGCCAGCAGGCCCTTGTGGAAATACTGCTGGGCAAATTTGGCCTTAGCGTCCCAGGCCACGATTTGGAGCCAATCCGTCTCCCGGTGGCCGTCCCGGCCCTTAAAATCCCGGTCCACGGCCAGGGTGAAGGAGGCCACCGGCTTGCCGGTGCTGGTATACCGCACCTCCGGGTCCCGCCCCAGGCGGCCCATGACGATGATCTTATTGAGCATCCCCGCTCACCCACAGACCATCATGACCACCGCACACAGGGCAGCCATCATGGCCACGCCCTGGGCAAAGCGGATCAGTCCGTGCCGCCGCATGGCGGCCTGGTGGCTCTTGCGGCGGTGATAATCCGCCGCCCGACGATAGTCCATCCTGCGGGCATCCAGCTCCCACAGGGTGCTGATCGTATTGCAGTCCACAGCAAGGGACTGATTTGCGCGTGCAAATTTCCTGGCCGCGCTGGCCGCCGCGGCGGCACTCACGCCATAAATATTATCCATATCCTTACCTCCGTCCCTGCTTAAATATGGCCACAAGCATAAGGGAAATGATTATGATGAGATTGGGGAGCCAAATCGGAGCCAACACCCAAACCCAGGGCCAGTTAATAATATCGATAAGTTTCAGCGCGATCAGTGCGACTCCCAAAAATCCGGTGACACCAATCTTATAAGACGGCGTTTTGTCCTTATTTTCCATTTTTATCCTCCTTTTCCCACGGCACCGGCGTGGAGCCGGGCAGGTCGTACAATGCAGCCTGCTTATACTCCGGCTCTTGCGGCTTAGTCTTAGGTTTTTCGGCGGACTTGATATCCTGATAGCTGTCCGCCCTAAATCTTTGGGTCTCCCCGTCAAACAGCAGGGCCACCCGCCCGGTCACGCCCTCCTTGTTTTTGGCGACGTGCAGGATACGACGGGAGCGGATGTTGTCCGGCTCCTCCCGGTAGAGGAGCATCACCACGTCTGCGTCCTGCTCCACCTGACCGGACGATCTCAGGCTGGCCAGGGTGGGGATTTTGGGCTTGCCCTGCTCTGGGCGGGATAGCTGCGACAGGGCAACCACGGTGATCTTGTTGTCCTGGGCCAGGCGGTGCAGCCCCTTACTGATCGCCGTGACCTGGTCGTACTCCGTGCGCCCCTGAGCCTGGATCAGGCTCAGATAGTCCACATAGATCACGTCATACTGCTTTGCCCGGGCAAAGGCCCCGATGTCCTCCACCGTCATGCTGCTTGCCCGGACAAACTGCAGCTTGCGGGCCCTGATCTCATCGGACTTGCTCGCCAGCAGCTCACACTCATCGTCCGTGAGCGTCCGCCGCTTGATGTGGCTGCTGGATATCCGGGCCACCGACGCACACAGCCGGGCAAATAGCTTAGAGGCCGAGGTCTCCAAGCTGAAAAATCCCACCCGGCGGGTCTCCGCCTGGGCATAGGCCAGGGAGAGGGCCAGGGCCGTCTTGCCGTCTGACGGATAGCCGCCCAGGACGATATAGTCCCCGGCCTCCGCCGTCAGCCCCTCATCCAGCCACGGGAGCCCCCACGGGAGATAGTGCGGCTGCCTGGATTGATCGTCCGTAAATTGCAGCATCCCGGCCTCCATGTCCACACACTCCACATCCCGCCGGTCCCGCATCAGGCGGTCCAGATGGGCCACCAGGTCCCGGGCCGTCTCCAGCGTGGTGCCGGTGGAGGCCAGCTCCAGCCCGGCGGACTGCAGCGCCCGCAGACGGGCTTGCTCCCGGACGATCCGCACATACTCCCGCCAGTTGGCGGCGGTGGGCGTGGCGTCCATGACGGAGATCAGATAGCTCTGGTGCTCCGGTGTCCGGCCCATCCGGTCCAGGGCGGTCACCACGTCGATCTTGCCGCCCTCCATGTACAGGGCCCGGAGGGCCCGGAACAGATCAGCGGGGTCGCCCGCCCCAAAGTCCTCCGGGGTCAGGGTGGTCACCACGTCCCCGATGATCTCCGGGGCCAGGATCATGGAGCCCAATACGCTGGCCTGGTCCAGCTGCAGCTCAGCCACTTAGTCCCACCCCAGCTTTTCCGGCGGCGTGGGCCCCGGCTGGGGCTGTCCCTGACCGCTGCCCCGCAGGGGGAACACAGATTTCCAGGAATTTGTAACGCTCTGCCGCACCAGCGCCAGCTTGTCCTCCCGGCGGCCGCCGCTCAGGCGGTCCAGCTCCGTCAGCAGCATCTTGATCGCCCGGGCGGAGTTGACGGCCTTTTTGGCTACCCGCACCTCGATCAGTGTGGCCAGAGCCTGATACAGCTCTGCGTCCTTGCCAACATAGGCCCGCAGGATCGGCTTAGCGTCCTCCGCAAGGTCGTATTTGCTGGCCCTCTTGCCCCCCTTCTGGGGGGTAGGGGGGTTATTATTTAATTCTTCTGTATATTTCTTATTATGTAGGGTCAAATTTTCCGTTAACGGTTTTTCCCGTTGACGGTTTTCACCGTTGACGGCTTTTTCGGACAACGGTGCTTTTTCCGCTTCACCGTTGTCCGAGTTTTGGGACAACGGTACGGGGCTCTCATCCTGCAGGATGTAGGTGTTAGGGCCAAATTTGCCCCCGTCTCCGTGGCTCTGGGCCCGGACCAGATAGCCCACCTTTTCCAGCTCCTCCAGCATAAGCCGGACACGGTACTTGCTGCATTGCGCCACTCTGGCCAGTCCGGCCACGGTATAGCTCCAGTCCTCGGGCAGGGAGGCCATCACCGCAAACAGTCCCCTTGCGGACAGCGACAGCCGTCCATCCTGAGCCACCTCCCGGTACAGCACCACAAAGGGCTTTCTTCGCCCCGAGCGGATCGTCCCGTCCTCCATCATGTTGATCATCTCCTCTTGCGTAGTCTGGTTATTTGTGCTATAATCTCTGTGTAGTCTGGTGAGTGCCCCTCACCCTTCCCCCTTGTCGGTGCTATCGACAGGGGGATTTTTTTGCGCCCTCTTGCCCCGGTTTGCCTCACGGTATGCCCGCTGTTTGGCGGCAACCTTGTCCCGGTTGGCCTCATACCAGGCCCGATGTTGGGCGGCGACCTTGTCCCGGTTGGCCTCACGGTATGCCCGATGTTGGGCGGCGACCTTGTCCCGGTTGGCCTCATACCAGGCCCGCTGTTTGGCGGCGACCTTGTCCCGGTTAGCCTCATACCAAGCCCGCTGTTTGGCGGTGACCTTGCCCCGGTTTGCCTCACGGTATGCCCGCTGTTGAGCGGCGAACGCAAAATCCCGCTCGATCTCCTCATCAGCCCGGCGCATCTCCTCCAGCTCCTCTGCTGTCCACGGCATTTTGTTCACCCCACTCTCTCAAGCAAAACGGGATTGCGATTCCAAAAAATCTCAAATCCAAATTACGGCAGGTTTCGATGAGCATACAATCGATCTCCGTACTTACGATGATGCCTTCGGCCCAAACACTTGATGTCTTTGGCATAAAACACGGGCAATGCTTCATTTTGTCAAGGCTATCCACTTGTCACACCTCCTCATGCCCCAAGCAGGGCGGCGGACAGCTTGCCCAGGGCCTCCATGCGCTGGTCGATCATGCGGGACACGTCCCCGCAGATGATCTCGCTCACGTCCCGGAGCTTGTACATGGTCAGCTCCCCGTGCTTATACTTGACCAGGCCGCCCGGGCTGATATGGTACGCCCAGTTACTGTTCCGCTGGACGGCCCAGCCAAAGGGGACCCGCTCATCCTGCAGGGCCTCATACAGGGTGGCGGTGCTGGTGGCCAGATACCGGGCGGCCAGGGACACCGGCACGTTGTCCAGGGCCAGGATCTCCTCATCCGTGATCACTGGGTCCTCTCTCGTCTTGGGTCTCATCTTCCAACAGCCTCCTTTTCAACACTTCTTCGATTTTGGTTATGTTTCCGTCTGCAAAAATTACGCAAATGATAAACAACGTAATCAGCAGATCAATGTTGCCCATCTCCTCAAATTCCGCAGGCGTGTCCACTCCCTGCACCTCCTTTTCCGCCGCCGTATCCGTGGCCTCCTCCGCCGCCTGCTCCCAGGGGCTCCAGCCCCCACTTAGCCCGATAGGCCCGCTCCTCGTCATCATCATTGACCAGGATCAGCGTGCAGGGACCCACGTCCCGCTGGCGGTGCCAGAACATACTGTGCTCAGGCGGCACGCTCCGCATCAGGCCCTCGGGGTCCTCCGACATGGTGGCCTGCATCTCATAGTGGATATACGGGTATACCACCCGTCTGATCTCCACCGCATAGACCCAGGGCATATCCCGCAGGGCCTCCGCAAGGGCCAGCAGGTCGGGTTCCAGATTCTTCAGCTTTTCTTCCATTTTCGGTTCACTCCTTTTTTCTCCCGGGCTCAGGTGGCCCGGGGCTTGATGGTGTCCAGCGCCGCCGCCATGCCCTCGGCATAGGCCAGAAAACAGTCCTTCTGGCCCTCGGACAGGGTGGGCAGCAACCGGGCAATGGTCTCACTGATCCGCTGCTCTTTTGCCGTCATGTGTTGCTCACCTCCTTTGTGTTGTAAACACATAATAGCATATTACGATTGTGCTGTCAACACTTTTTTCAAACATTTTATTTTTTAGAATTGTGTTGACAGCACATTTTCTTTTTGCTATAATAAGGGCACAAGCAAGGAGGTGAGACATGTGCGAGATCGTATTAAGATATTACGCAAAGCCCTGGGGCTTAATCAAACCGAGTTTGGCAATCGCCTTGGGATGTCGCGCTGGGCTATTGTCAATATTGAGCTTGATAGAGCCCCGATAAAACCACTCTTAATTGATCTTATTTGCTCCACGTTTGGGGTAAATAAGGAGTGGCTGGTAAACGGCACCGGCCCGATGCTCGCAGAGCGGAGCCGCGACGATCAGATCATGGACTTCGTTTCCTCCGCAATGGCGGGGGAACGGCCTAACTTTAAACGGCGGCTGTTGTCAGTGCTGTCCCAGCTAAACGAGGACCAGTGGGAGATGCTTGAGAAATACCTGCTGGAAATGGTCCCTCCGCTGGAAGCCCCCACAGACAACACAGAGGACGGGCCCTGACGGACCCGCCCTCTGAATAAAAAAAGGCTGACCAAATCGGTCAGCCCCCTGGGTTGGGATGGTTGGCAGCCAGGCCCCGGGCCAGCTGCAAGACCAGGCGCTGCTCGCGCTCCGGCAACTGCCGGAGGAGCTGGGCCAGCTCTCTCATCAAGTCGCTGTGACACATGGTAACCTCCGATCCCGTATGGCTTATGTGTGGGCCCCACCGCCCCGGCCATGCCCGGCGGTGGCGGCCACCGGACACAGCCCGCAGGCGGTGGGGTTGCCGTCATTATATGGCAATCGTTTCCAAAAATCCAGGGGAAACCAGTCGAATTGCCAAATCTTAACAAAATCTGAATGGAGTGAATATCGTGGGAATGCGATATCGTAAGTCCATCGGGCTGGGCAAGGGCGTCCGGCTCAATGTGGGGAAGGGTAGCCTGGGGATCAGCGCCGGGGTCAAGGGGGCCCACGTCTCCGTCAACTCCAAGCGTGGCGTGACCACCTCCGTCGGTGCCCCCGGCACCGGCGTGTCCTACTCCAAGACCACAGGATGGGGCAGCAGCGGAGCGGACGGCGGCACCGGCGGCCCGCCGAAGAAAAAACGCTCAGGCCTTGCGATTATTGGCCTGGTTGCGCTCTTGTGCATCTGCGTGGTGTACGTCCTTGCTCACATGGAGGAGGTACCGTCAACAACGGACCAATCCGCACCGCCACCCACTGTGTCCACCTCCGCTGACACCGGCACAGACGGTGATACCAGCGCCCCCGGGTCTACCACGACCGATGTCACCATCACCCAAGGCAGTCAGGCCGCACCCATCGACGTGATCGCCGACGGCGTGGAGACCTACCTGGAGGGCATGGGCTATCCCGTTTCCAGCACCCGCAAGGTGGCCGACCACAGCCGGGTGGAGTGCGTGGTCACTGTCCCCGGTCTGAGCGACAGCGACGGCAGTGCAAAGCCCGCCAACTGGTCCGACGTGCAGACCGACCTGGTCAGCCTGGCCGCCGGAGCCCAGAGCGCCGTGACTGATCAGGGGGACTACACCGTCCTGGTCTACGTCCAGAGCGCCAACGGAGACAATCTGCTGGCCGCAGACAGCAGCAAGGTCATCTATGACAAGTTCCAGGCCGCCGCAGACACAGCGGCGAAGAATACGGTAGCGGAAAAGACGGTGTATGTCTCCGCCACCGGCTCCAAATACCACAGCAAGCCAGATTGTGGCAATATGTCCAGCGCCAAAGAGATCACGCTCTCCGAGGCGCAGTCTCGCGGGCTGACCGCCTGCTCCCGTTGCTGGTGAGCAGGGCAAAAAAATAGATCGCCGGGCGGTAACCCAGCGATCCACGTCAAGAGGGTAGTTGTCTATGGAGGATCAAACTACCCTCTTATTATACACTAATAGGAGGGCAAAGTCAATGAAGAGAGCCAACGGCACCGGCAGCATCGTGAAGCTGCCGGGCAACCGCCGCAAGCCATGGGCCGTCCGTGTACCGGCCCGCAATGAGCGTGGCCGCATCCGGCAGCACTACCTATCCTATCACGCCAAAGCCGCCGATGCTCAGGCCGCCCTGGATGACTGGTGCCGCACCCACACGGCCCCGGAAGAGACTACCGCAAACTGGACGCTTGCCCAGGTCTATGCGGCGTGGTCCGAGCGGCACTATCTCAAGATCAGCGACAGCGCCGCCGCCGTCCACCGCTTTGCCTGGCGCTATCTGCAGCCCCTGGCGGATCGCAAAATGCGGCTCATCACCCTGGACCAGTGGCAGAGCTGCATTGACCAGGCTATCGAGGGCGGTCTGGCCCCCAGCACCTCGGCAAAAATCAAGGTACTTATGGGGGTACTCAATAAGTACGCCATGCAGAGGGATATCATCCTCAAGGACTATTCCGCATTTGTGGACCTGCCCCATGCCCAGGCCCGGCAAAAGCGTGACGGGCTGGATGATATCCAGCTGGGCAAGCTCCAGCAGCTGGCCGCCGCCGGCACGCCGTGGGCGGATACCGCCATGATCCTGTGCTATACAGGCTTCCGGGTGTCGGAGCTGCTACAGCTGACACCCACCGCCTACCACCCGGACGGGGACTATCTGGTGGGCGGGCTCAAGACGGACGCAGGCCGCAACCGGATCGTCCCCGTCCATCCCCGCATCAAGCCCTATCTGCTGGCCTGGTTGGCTAAGGGCGGGCAGACCATCATCTGCAAGGATGACGGTACACCGCTCTCGGATGACATCTACCGCATCCGATTTAAGGCCGTCATGCAGGCCATCGGTGCGCCGGATGCCACCCCACACTGGGCCCGGTATACGTTCGCCTCCCGCCTCCACGCCGCCGGTGCCGATGAGCTTGCCATCCGCCGCATGATCGGCCACTCCGATAAGAGCATCACCGACCACTATACTAAGCTCACCCCGGACTACCTCCGAGGCGAGCTGATAAAGGTATCATAATGTAACTAACACCACAAAATCGTGGAAAATAAACGATATCGAAAAAGTTATGAAAAACACAAATATTAACGCCAGAAAAGCACAAAGTAAAAAACTTTGTGCTTTTCTTGTACCAAAATTTTTTAATCCACGAATTACTTTTGCACACGCAAACCGTTGAAAACACTACATTTTTGCGTTGTATTGTAACACACTTGTAACTAACGTGTAGCTAACACCCTAAAATTGTGCAAAATTTCAGGGGCGGTCCAGCACGGACCGCCCCTGAAAAAATCAATGCTTGACGATGTACCGATAGTAGGCGGCGGCCTTGTCCTGGACCGCGTCCTTGTCGTCCAGCCAGGCCAGCGCCATGTCCACATAGTAGTCCATGTTGCCGCCCACGCCGTGCTTTTTGGCGACCTTAACATAGTCGCTGTACACGGCATTGAGGGCCGCAAAAAAGTCAGGCAGCGGGCAGGTGATCCCACGCTGAGCCATCAACTGGCGTACCTGGTCCATGCTCCAGTGAGGGCCATGGGTGCCGTCCTCGTTGTCCATGTCAGCGGCCCACTCCTCTGCCGTCTCCACGTCCAGCGGGCGGACATAGGTGCTCTCGCTGTGGCCGCTCACGGCCCGGTTGCCGGCCATCCGATCCATCTCCCGATACCGGGGCACGGAGGCATCTGCGCCGCCCATGGTGGGCCAGTCACGGCCAAAGCCGATGGGCCGCATCTCCATGGGCCAGTGCCTGGACTCATCCAGATAGTTCATGGTGGGCCTGGTCTCACGCTCCGGGTGGGAGGTGATATAGGCGTCCCATCCCATGTATGGTCCCTCATACTCGGGGGCATAGCCCTGGGGGATATACTCGGGGTAGCGCTCCCGGCGGCGCTCCCGCTCACGATCCCGATCCAGCAGCATCATCCTGGTGGTCATCCTCATACAGCTGCACCTCCATCAATGGCACTCAATCGGTTGTCCGGGGCGCACCATACACGCCCCAGCAGGCGGAAGGTCCCGCCGGTGGCGGACGTGGACACACACACGGGATACCGTGTCCGGGTGCGCAGGTTGGCCGCCACGGCCTGGGCGCAGTTGGCCTTAGTCAGGGGATACTGCACCGTACCCGTGCCGATGGTCACCACCACGGGGGCCCCGATGATCGCATCCGCCGGGATAGCCTGGGCGATCACCATGCAATAGCGCTGGCCGTCCTCATATGCCCCGGCGGGCAGATTGATGGTCAGCACGCCGCTGGCGTAGGTGACGGCCTGAGAGATCACCAGCCGCTTGCACAGGCGGCAGGGTTTATTGCTGCAAGCCATAGTCTCACACTCCTTCTGTTCAGGGGGCGGCCCTCAGACCGCCCCCGAAGTCTTAGCATCTGCAGCCGCTGTTGCAGTCGCAGCCGTTACAGTATGCGTTGGGGTTGGGTACCTGATAGGCCGGCACGGGAGTGGGGGCCCGCAGGGTGCCGATGATCTGGTTGGTCTGGGCCGTCATGCTCGCAGTCAGCAGGGCATTCTGCCGGTCCTGACTGGCGGCCCGGCGCAGGTCGTTGTTTTCCGCCTGCAGGGCGGCGATCTTGTCCTGGCACAGATAGTCCAGGATCGCCCGGGTACCGGCGTTGTTGCTGTCGATGATGTCCCGGGCGGCAGTCTGCACGGCGTTGGTCACAGCGCAGGTGTCGGTGGCCATGGTGTACTTGAGATCCGCCACGGCGGCCCGGTTGTCGCAGCAGCACTGGGCCAGCTGGGCCTGCAGGGCGTTGTCCCCCTGCATCTGGGCGATGGCCTGGGCGTTAAAGCCCTGCATCATGGCGGTGCTCAGGCTGTTGGCGGCCGTCAACAGGCCGTTGTTGACGGCGTAAAATCCATCACACAGGCCGTTGTTGATCCCGTCCAGCTTGCCGATCACGGCGGAGTTGTCAAAGCCCCGCTGGATGTCCGCCTGGGTGGCAGCAGTAGCAGCATAGCCGCCGCCGTTGCCGCCGCCAAAGCCGCCCCAGCCGCCTCCGCCCCAGCCGAAGATCATGGCAAAGATGATAATGGCCCACCAGCCATCACCGCCCCAAAAACCGCTGTTGTTGCGGTCGCCGGAGGCGCTGTCAGCGCCCAAAGCATACCCAGTCGCAAAATCGTTATCCATGGTATAGTCTCCTTATCAGTATATTTGCGCGGCGGGCCGTCCGCTCCCGCCGGACGCATCCGGTTAAGAGCGGTTATTCTCAAGGTCCGCCGCCTGATAAGGGGCGCTGCCGTCAGCGCCTAAAGGGGATACCCATCTGCTGGGCAATGGCCTCGGGGGTTGTCCCCCGCTGCTGGGCCATGTTAGTGGCGATCTGCTGGAGCTGCTGGGGGGTCTTGCCCTGCATCAGGCGCATAGCCTGTGCGGCCTGGGGATTGCTCCCGGCCATCTGCTGGAGCATCGCCATAGGGTCCCGGCCCATCTGGGCCGCCTGTATCAACATCTGGAGAGGGTTGCCCATCATGTCTCCGCCGCCTCCTTCTTCCCGCCCCGGCCGGGGGCGGACTTAGTGCCGGGCAGCTCTGCCCGCAGGGCCTCCAGCTCCCGCCGCAGCTGATCCACGGCGGACATGGGGGCGTATTGTTCTGCCGGCTCTGCCTGGGCCGGGGCCTGTGCGGCGTACCGGCCAAACAGGGCCGTCCCGTCCGCACAGTTAAGGGACTTAGCATAGATCATCCCGTGGGACAGGTCCGTCATCAGCAGCACCGAGCCGTCAAAGGGTGTGGGGGCCGCCATGGCCTCCATCTCACTGGCCACGGGCCGGACGATATACCGGGGCTCCGGGGCTATCTGCTGGTGCTGCTGTGGCATCTGCTGCATCTGTTGGGGTATGTAACCAGGCTGCCCCTGCGGGCCCAGCATGGGCTGTCCCTGGGCCATCTGCGGGGTGTTGTAACCATAGGGCGGATAGTTTGCCATCCTCCACCACCTCCATCTGATACCAGTTTACCCCATTTTCAGCACGGCCCCACGTCAACTTTACGTCATTTTTACGTCAAAATTTTTTTGCAAAACCCCTTGACTTGCCACCATTATGGTGGTATACTTATAACATCAAGAGGGGCACAGCCCAGGAGGACATCAAAATGGCTAAGACTTATACCTATGAGTGGACCAGCCAAAAAACCGGTAAACCGGTATCGCTGTCCGCAACGATCAGCACCAAAGACACCGACACTATGTCTCACTTAGAGCTCCACGTCAGCCATAACGGGCGGGAGTTCCGCTGGAATCCCCTTGGCCTTTGCGGGTTGACGCGGAAAATGGGCCTACCCCATACTGATTTTGTCACTTGCCCTCTGAAGGAGATTGGTGGCGATGCCATGATCAAGTTGAGCATCCCTTGGGATATCGCCTCCGACATCCAGGACAAGATGGACGCCGCCGAAGCTGACCATGTTACGTACATGATGACGGACGCAAAATTGCGCTACGAAGTGCATCCTGATAATATTTTAGACATAAATTCCGGCTTTTCGGACTCTTTGATCTCCAGTTTGATCTCTCGCCGTGTGGATATGATCGGCAAAGACATCGAGGCGGCTAACAAAGAGGCGAGCCATGTGTTTTTGATCGCCATGGATGATGCACTCAGCCGCAAAATCAAAAGCCAGCTGGACGATATCTTTTTCGACCAGGCGCTGGACGACTACACTCCTTTTCCGGCCCATAAGTGGTGGAGCGGCGAATATTTGGAGGTGTACAACAAGCAGTTGGCCGAACACACGGCCCCAGGAGAAGCCTATATCCGGTCTGCTGACGTGATGACCGCGCTTGACTTTTTGCTGGCGGATCTGTTTTCCGCGAAGCTCCAGGATATGGTGGCAGAGTATGATCGCACCGCCGACAAAGAGGCCAACTACGCCCACCACTACACCCCGGAAGAGGTTGCTGCGTGGGAGGAGCAATACAACAAAGTAGTAAATGAGGGCGGAGAGGGCTATGTCCCCCATATCATCACTCAGTATGAGGCCGCCCAGGCCGCTGATATGGCCGATGCCTGCGCCGCTATGATCCGCAAGCTCAAGCGCATTAAGCGCGCCTAAGATAGGAGGAAAGTATGACCGATAAACAATTCAGCGCCGCCTTCACGGCGGCCCTCTCCTCCCCCGACCGGGATGCCTATGTCTCTGACTGGTCCCTGTCCTCCCTCTTCACCGGGGCGGATGAGGCGGCCCCGGTGGACCCGGCTCTGGTGGAGGAGCTGGGGCAGGTGTGGGACGTGGCCCACCTGTCCGTGTCCGATATCCGAGCCGCCACCGGCCTGTCGCAGCGGGCCTTTGCAGAGCGCCACCTGATCCCCCGGCGCAACGTGGAGAATTGGGATCGTGGATATTGTCAGCCGCCCGACTATCTCCGCCTCCTCCTGGCCCAGGCAGAGGGCCTGTACAAGCGCAAATAACAACAACACCCCCGAGCCACACACGGCCCGGGGGTGTTGCTATGCTCACAGCACTCTCTCTATTTTGCGTTTGACGGCCCGGACACGCCGGTCCACGGTGGAGGCGGAGACGTGCAGCTCCATGGCGATCTCCACGATGCTGCATCCCCGCACCCGCAGGTCAAACACCGCCCGCTCCGGGGCGGTGAAGTTGCACGCCGCCCGGAAATAGTCGCACTCCCGGGCGGTAAACTCTGCTAAGCCCATGATGCCCTCCTCGGGCTATCTGAGCCGCTCCCGCCATAGCAGCAGCCCCAGGACCAGGGCGGTGCAGCGCCAAAACGCCAGCCGCCGCTTGCTGTCCCGGAGCATCTCAGATGCCAAACTGCTCAACCTCTGCCCTCCAGCGCCTTGCGCACCATGATCGCCACCTCTTCCCGGGTGGCAAAGCCACGGGGCCGGGTGCCGTCGGTGATGCCGGCGGCCACGGCGGCGGCAAGCTGGTCCCTGGCCCAGTCACTGGGCGGCAGCTCCGCCAGCAGGATATGATAGGCGGCGATCTCCTCCCGGATGATCTGCCGCACCTGTGCCTCCGTCATATCATCACCTCCCCGCATTTCCGCTGCCACGTCGGCCCGGAAGTCGTTCATGTCCACGCCAAACTTGCGCCACCAGTGCATCACGTCGGCGTGGTTGGACGCAATGCCCCGGGCATAGCCCTCGCTGTGGCACAGCACCACCCCGTCGGCCTGGGGGTCCAGGCGGTACAGCTTGCACAGGTAGGCCGTCAGCTCCACGGCCTCCTGATACGTCTGCCGGAAATAGCCCTCATCGGTCAGCCCGTCCTCGCAGATCTCAAAGGCAAGGTGGGTATCATTCCCCGACCGCCCGCAGTGCCACCCCCGCATATTCCAGGGCAGGGTCTGATAGGTACACACGGAGCCGTCCGCCAGCTTCCCGATCATGGCGTGGACGCAGGCCCCCACGCCGCCCTGGTTCCAGTGCCGGGGGCTTGGTGTGCCCAGCCGCCCGTCATCCGGGGCGAGATACCGCCGCAGCCACGGGTTATTGGCCCCCGTGCTGTGGACCATCACCCCACGGGGCCGGATGGTCCGGCCCCGGAGGTAACAGTCATTGTGGGTCAGCAGGGCCCTGTACAGCCTCACTGACGGGCCTCCTGGGCCTCCTTGTCCTGGGCCTCCAGGACCTCCACCACGGCCTGGAAAGCCGCCTTGCCCTTGCGGAACGCCACGGCCAGGGTCTTGCCGTGCTTGCCCACGAACTCCCGGATGGTCTTAGCCTCCTCGTGGCTCACAGCGCACTGGTGCTCGGCCTGGAACTTCGCCAGGCTGATGGTCAGGTCCTCGCCGGGGGTCTGCTTTTTGATGGTGTAGATGTCATACAGAGTGTTAGTGTTCATTTTTATACTTCCTTTCTATAAGTCGATAGTGTTCTTTCAGGGATGAGTTAGGAGTGATGAGATAGGAGTTCAACTCATCACTCATCCTTCCTAACTCCTAACTTATTTCCCCAGCTGCTTGAAAACCTGATTGGCCCCCGTCGCCGCCAGTCCGGACACGATGCCCACAGCCAGAGCGGTCAGCGGGTCGTGGGCGGGAAAGTCCGGCAGACCCAGATACAGCCCGGCCACGCCCAGCGCCGCCCCGGCCACGCCGCAGCAGATGGGGATGTACTTGTCATTCAGGCCGCTGGCCTTGACGCACAGCCCAACCAGGTAGCAGATGACCGTGATGGCCGCCACGCTGGCAATTCCGATGTTCTCCATATTCTCACCCCCTTTCATTTTCTTCCAAATCCTTGAGCCTGTGGTTGATGACCTTGATTTGCTCCTCCACCACCGGCACGCGCCGTGCAAAGTTGTTGTGCTCCCGCACCTCCCGGGTCAGCTCCGACAGCTTAGCGTCGGTGACCGCCTGGTTGCGGCTGTTTGCGATCAGCACGCCGCCCAGCGTGGTCACGCCGGTGATGATAGCCACCAGGATCGCCTCACTCACACTCCCACCTCCTCCTCGTCCTCTACTGCCCGGATGTTCACCCCGTCCCACCGGTACCGGGGGCGGCCCTGGTAATCATACAGGGGGCCGTTAAGATAGTGACTTTGCGCCAGATTGAGTCGGTCGCAGGGGACTCCCTCCTCGATGAGTATCCAGCCCGTCAGGTCAGCGGGGAGACTGTACTCCCCCTCCAGACGCAGCACCCGCCCGGCCTCGTCCGTCAGGATATACACCCGGCTCTTGGGTCGCTCAAAATCGTCCATACTCAGTCCTCCATCGCCTCATAAGCGTCACAATAATCGTTTTGCTCAGTAAACACGTCCCACTCGTCCGAGGGATCGCGCACAGAATCCGCAAAGCAGGACCCCATGTGATGATTCTGCGGCCCAGAGCACTCGCACCAGTGGCCGCAGTTGTAGCAATGATTCCCATGCTTGCGGGGGCCGGAACTCTCCGGGAAATCCGAAAAGTATACGGTTGGCCGCGCCTCCTCCGCCCCATGCAGCTTAATGTCCATGTTGTTACCTCCTTATAGGTCAGCGGATATCCTGATATTTTTTACGCCACAGATTCCGGTCACTCCGGTGGCGTAAAACTGGATGGCATTATTTTGTGCAAGATTTGCGTCGTAGTACAGCGTACCTGTATTCCCGTCAGCTGGCTCATAGGTAACAGCGGGGATGGTGCGCATATCTGGAATCGGAATTGTAAGGCGGTTTGTGCCGTCAGCATTTTGCGGCAACCAATAGATTCCAGGAAGCACATTAGAATACCACTGACACCTCCGCAGCTGATCCCCATAATTCGGCACCTCATTCATGACCCACCGGTCGCCCTCCCGATGCGCCAGGGTCTGGGTGGGTCCGAGTTCCAGCTTGGCGGCGAGGATGTCAATTTGGCCTCCTGCGTCTCCACCAAGTGAGAAAATGTGAAATGCATCCGTCACAGATTCCACTAATTTATCGGTAAATTTATGCAATCCGATTTCCGTTATTGTTCCATAAATCTTATTATTGCCGCTTGCTACAACCCACCTTCCTGTTATGTTTTTGACCAAAAACGAAATTGTTATCGTTTTTCCGACCATATATTCCCACAATTTCGATTCTATCTTCTGGGAAAAATTGTTATCGTAAGCAACGGAAGAAATACTCAATTCTGATTCTTTTACATTTATATTTGCATTGTTTAGTATCCACCTATCTACCGAATACCCATTGCCCGTATACCCCCGCACATATCCTCCATCCTTCGGGACATAGCAGGCAGCATCGCCATAATCAAATCTTGCGCTGCCGGATTCGTCAATATAATCGACTCTGACCGTCTCGGGTATAGGCCCCTGTAGCACCCACCCATCGACCTTATAGTAATTAACACCCTTGGGTACAATATACCCACCCCTCTGGTCCACTGGATTCAAAAAGTATGCATTATCCAGCAAATTCGGCCGAACAAACGTCCCCACTGACTGGTCGATTGCCCCGTTGGGCAGGGCACGGCTGACGGCGTTGTCGATCTCCTCCCCGGAGTATTGGTGCTCGTAATAGGTCGTGGGCGTGGTTTCCGTCAGGGCGGCCAGTTTGGTCTCCAGCGCCGCAAGTCGTTCTTCTATCGTTGGCATGTCTTACCTCCTTCATCGTCCGGGCGGATGAGGACATCCGCCCCTACACGTCTTTTGTAGGGGCCGCCGTCCCCCGTCCCTTGGCTCCCCCTATGGGGGAGCTGTCAGCGCAGCTGACTGAGAGGGCCTACACAATGCACCGCCGCCCATACTTATCCAGCCGCCACTGGTTGTTTTTTGTCACACCCCAGCCGCTCACCGTCTGTTTGGGTTTGCGATAGTACAGCAGCACACACCCCGGCTTTCCGTTGCCGCCCTTTGTCCCGTCGCCGCCGTGGCCGCCCAGGCCCGAAATCTTGCCCGTGCCGCCCTGGCCGCCGCCGCCGCCGCCGTGGCCGCCGGACCCAGCGTCGCCGTAGGACAGCCCGTCCGCGCCGTCCAGCGCTGCGTTTGCGCCATAGCCGCCCTGACCGCCGTCGTAAGTGTTGCCAACCGGTTTGGCTCCCGGCCAGCCGTTTTTCCCGGCGGCAGCTCCGCCTCCGCCGCCTCCGCCGCCGGAACTGCCCGACACGCCCGCGTTGCCGCCGGTGTAGGTTGTGCCCGCCCAGGTAACGTCCCCGCCCTTATTGCCGCTCTTGCCACCGTCTGCCCCGTCTGCGCCGTCCGCGCCGGGCCGTCCAAAGCGCTGCCCGCTCACCTGGTCCAGCCAGCCCGACTCCGTGGCGGAGCCGCTGGCGGAACTGTACACGCCAAAGGTGGTGTCTCCTCCGGCGGTCCCGGCTGTGGGGGCCGCCGTGGCCGCCCCGCTATAGCCGTTTACGCCGCCTTTGCCGCCAACGCCCGCCGCGCCCAGGTGCACGGCAAACGTGTCGCCGGCCTTAATCTCAATAGCCAGCCGGTATATCTTCCCGGCTGCGCCGGCCTTTCCGGCGAGGCCGCCGGTCCCCGGGCCGCTCCCGCTGCCCCGTTGGCCGTCCGTACCATATCCGCCGCCGTCACCGCCGCCGCCGCCGCCCACCAGCACAGCTGTAACGCTTGTCGTGCCAGGCGGCGGTGTCCAAACGCCGTCCTGTGTGATCAGCTCCACGGTGTCATAATACTCATCGTCCGCCAGGGGCACATACCCCGCCAGCATGTCCATCTGGGCGGCCAGGTGGACACTCAGGGTGATGTCCGCCGTAGTGAGACAGGCCCCCAGGGCCACCTTGTCATAGGGGTGGGCGGTATAGACCCGATTCCCCGGCAGCTCATCCAGATACACCGCCGGGGCGCTGATGGTCTCCTTGTGGCTGTGATAATTGGCAAGCCGGTCCGCCACGGCGGAGCTCGCCATGGGGCTCACCAGATACTGGTCCTCCACCGCCACAATGTTCTCCGTTCGCCCGGGACTCAGGTCCCGGGTCACGGCCAGGGTGATATGGGTGTACTTGTGGCCCACCAGCGTGCCGTATCCGGCCCCCAGGATCGCATAGTTGGCCCCGCTCTCTAAAATCGCAAAGCCCGTGGCCTCCAGGTGGTGCACCGGCTCATCAAACACCACCTCATAGCCGTCCGCGGTGGCCCCCTCGTATAGGTCCACCGTCTCCTCGCTCTCCAGGTACTGGTGCTCGGTCACGGAGATGCCCGTCACCTGTCCATCCATGGCCGCCGATGCGCTGTCCCCCAGCTTGTCCAGCCCCAGGGCGCTGCTGTAGCCGTCCCACAGGGGCACGATCATCAATACCCCGTTGCGGTCTGCCCGCACCGTGCCCCCGATGGTGTACAGGATGCTGGCCAGGTTGTCCCGGGCGCTGCTGTCCTGGGGCTTGCAATAGGGCAGCCAGCCATACAGCTGCCGCCGTCCCAGCCCCGTCTTGCACCGGTATGGGATGCTGCCAAAGATGCCCGGCAGCACCTGGTCCACCGTCTGCCCGGTGTAGATGCCGCCCCGGTGGGGCCGCCGGATCAGCAGGCCCACCCCGCTGGTGGCATATACCCGGTAGGTCTTGGGCCCCGTCCGGGTCACGCTCTGGATGTAGCACAGCAGCAGCCGTTCCCCCCGGTGGACCAGTTCCACCGGGTCATCCAGTGCAAAGGCGGTCAGGGCCATTGCGTCCGCCCCCGTGGCCTCCACTACCACGTCCAGGGTGTCCGGCTCCAGGGTGTCCCCCAGTAACGACACGGCCAGATGCACCGTCCCCTCTCCGAGGACGGTATACACCCGGCCCAAATATCTCAGCTCATTTTTTGCCATACAAGTCACCTCCCCAAAGCCCCGGGCGGATGAGGACATCCGCCCCTACACCCGCTTTCATGGTTTTTCGTAGGGGCCGCTGTCCCCAGCGGCCCGCCGTCCCCCCGTCCCTTGGCTCCCCCC